AAGCACATCGTTATTGCTTCATACGCCTTGCCACATCTTAAAGGTGGTGCGATGAAGGTATTCGACGAAATACTTGAGGCAATGAATGTTAATGTTGGCGAGGTGAAGAATAAGAGCGAGCATACGTATTATATCAATAACTCACGGGTTGAGTTCTTCGGCATTGAGGGAAACGAGGCACGAGCGCACTCACTTCGGCCAGACATTCTATTCGTCAACGAATGTAACCGACGCATAAGCTGGGAAGTGTTTAAGCAATTCTTTAGCCGTGTCCAGCAGTGCACGTTTGTTGATTTCAACCCTTCGGCAGAGTTCTGGCTTAATGACCACATCTTTGGCACGGACACTAACTATAAGCTTATAAAGAGCAATTATAAGGATAACCCTTATATTGCAAAGAACGAATTTGAGTTCATCGACAGCCGAAAAGACAAACCAGAATGGGCAAACTGGTATCGGGTGTATGGTTTGGGCGAGTTCGGACAGCTCGAGGATACTATTCTTAAGTATGACTTTGGCCAGTTCGACGAGACGCTGCCATACATATATGGCCTTGATTTTGGTTACCGGGACCAGGACGCCCTTGTTCGGGTAGCAATTGACCATAAGCAGCAGATAATTTATGCCGAAGAAAAGTTATTCGAATCAGGCAATTCGACCGAGATGCTGTTTCGTAAGCTTGTTCTGCACACAGAGCCGAACAAGTTGATTGTTGCTGATAGCGCAAGCGCACGGACAGTGTATGACTTGCGGGTGCGGGGGTTAAATGTTGTGTCGGTAGAGAAGATGCGAAAGGTAGAAATATTGAAGAAGATGCAGCAGTATAAGCTAATAATAACGGAAGATAGCTACAACCTTGCCAGAGAGTTGAACGGTTATGTTTGGTTGGATAAGAAGAGCGAGACGCCGAAGGATGGTGACGACCATCTGATTGATGCGCTTATCTATGCATGCACAAAATTGATTGGACGACCATACAAAGGTATAAGGGCATTATGACGGTAAAGGAATACATAGAATTGGAAGACAAGAGCGAAATCGACACGATTATTCGCTTTAGCGACCTTGCCAAGCAGTCAATGGATACACTCGGCATTGGAAAGTTCGATGATTGGACATTCGACGTCGTGAAGCAGCTGCAAGCAGAGGTAAAGGAGCTATCTTTTTATCGGGCAGTGTATTGGTTTGATGCTTTCGGGGTGAAGGACATCGGCAATAAAGAGCTGTTCAGGACGATTCAATGTTACAATTACTTGTTGGAGCAAGTTCGCCGAACGATTGAGTTGGAAAACGAGCTGTTATCATCGCATGATGCCGATTTCGAGTTGGCCGGTATTGCCGAGCTTGAGGAGCTTGGCGCTTATCTGCAAATTAGACAGATAGCTATAACGTTGGGCATGCGTATTGATGAGGTGAAGCGTATGCGTTATGCCGATGCAATGCTTGAGCTTGTCGCACAGAAGCGAATAAACGACTTCCAGCGCCGGTTGCAAGAAGTGAAGGCGAAGAAAGGAAGACAAGAATGATGCAATTGAATTGCAATTGAATTACAATTGGAAAGCAAAAGCATTGCAATTGCATAGCAAAAGCACTGCAAAAAATTGAATGACAGTAAACAATGTTCAGGCGTTGTAACTTTGCAAAAAAATACGCATGAAAATCTATAACGACATAAAGGCGTTCGCAACGGCCAAAGGAGCAAAGCTTATACTTGGCAGCAACTACTTTCAATCGCTACATGCCAACAAAATGACGCTGGCCGAAGGGCAAATATTGCTTGGCGCCGACTTCAACGCCGAGATAGAGCGGGCAAACAATGTTGTACAGTCGATTACGTATAATGGTGTTATCATTGTTGGCCGAAAATTCGAAGCTGCGAGTTTTTCCAGTGTTGCCGAGACGTTCGAAGAGAAGTTAAACGCACGGCTTAACGACCTTATCGATATTGCCATTGACTGGATTGGCGAGTTTGCATGCATGTATGGTTACGCAATAAAGAGCGAGCGGGCAATAATGCAGTTGAACGAGTTCGCTTCAAACATTGATTTTGTGGCAATCGAAATAACGCTGGCAGATGAATAACCTTGCAGACATAGCAAACGATTGGCTTGAGCGGGCAATTGAAGGATTGAAAAGCAAATACAGGCGCATGGGATTGAAAGCGTCTGGCCGTTGGGAACGTGAGCTGGAAGGTAGGACGGAGCAGAGACAAGAAGGTATAACGGTAACAATACTGGGCACAAATTACACTTACCAACTTGTGCATGGCAGACGACCGACAGCGCCACAGAAGCGAGGCAGGTTATATGGTGTAATTCTGCAATGGGTAAGAGACAAGGGCATAAAGGTTGACAATGAGAAACGCTTTGCGTACCTTGTGGCACGAAAGATTGACGAGCGAGGCATAAAGGTGCCGAACAAATACAACGACGGAACACTACTGGCAGAGCTTGAAACAGCAGTTGACGAGTTAAAGGAACAGCTACAAGATAAGGCAAGCGTAACCGTGTACAGTGACGTGATTAAAGAGTTTATGCGATGATAACCGCTATTGACATTACAAGAGATAATTTCGTTGGCGGCTGCCGACTTCTGGCCGTGCAGTCAGATTTGATTTTTTATTTCGATGCCACTTACTCTGGCACTGTGCCTGACTATCTTATTGTCGAAGCAACGGTTGACGGAGTTTCGTACATAATTGGCAAGGCAATTTTCCTGAAGGATATTTCGGCCAATAAAAGGCGCTTCCAGTTCAACGCAAGCGAATTTGTCAGGGCACTTGTTGCCGATGCAATCGACGACTTTGAACAATCAGACGAATCGATTGTCGAGACAAACGTAAGCAGAGTTGTAACGGTTATTGTAAAATCGGACATAGCAGGCACTGTACAGCAGTCGTTTCAGTTCGAGGCGATTAATGCCGTTCGTCAATCGTATGAGCAGCCAGCACTGACGGAGCTTGCAGCGAATAACGAAGCACCATATGTGGCAATAGCTGGTTATCCTGTGTATATCTACTTCTACGGTAGCGAAATATTGCACGAAACAAGCTATGCGCTTGATTACGACGATGGCGTCTTCCTTGACTATAACGGAGATAAGTTCGTAATTGATTAACAATAAAATTATAAACATATGGCAGACAAAAAACTATTCGAACAGCCGATTGAATTGCCAGAAAATCAGGGCATGGAGAATCGAATTGCCTTTGGCCGAGCAGGCAGCGCAACAAAAAACATGACGTTCAATGACCTTGTAAGCTGGTTAAACGGTAAATTATCCTTCATTAAGCCATCGAACAACCTTAACGACGTGGCCAACAAGGCAAGTGCGAGAAGCAACCTTAATGTATACAGCAAGGACGAGACGTACAGCAAGAGCGAGGTTGATTATCAGGTTAATCAGATGAACAACAAGCTTGGCGGCATTCAAATACTTGTTGGCGGGTATATTGCGTGGAGCAATTCGTCGCCTTATGTAAGCTGGAACACTGTGTTTGGTTCGCTTACAATATCGGTGCAATATGTAAGCACAGGCAGGATAAGGATAAACCATAATCTTGGCAGCTACAGCCATCAGACAATTGCGTTTGTTGATTCTTATTCATTTGTTGGCGGTGCAGAACATCGAAAGATTGGGCAAATCAATAGAGGTGAAAATTATGACGAGATTAACATTTCAAACGCTGACAATAACCTTAACCTTATTGAGGGACAAAATGTATTTGTAATGATTATCGGATACTAAACATTGGGCAATGATATACAGAGCAAAGACAACATTCAATTCGCTGGGCGGCCAAACTTACACTGCTACGATTGATGGGCAGACAGTGACTAAGCAAGTCATTGTGTTGCCTGCGTGCGATAACATGATTATCTGCAAGTACCTTGACAGAGACGGGTTGTTTCGTTTTTACCCGTTCTCGGCCAGATACACTGACAAGCTTGATGTTAAGCGTGTGGGCAATGTGATTGACTTTGAGAGCAACACTCAGAAGTCAATCGGTAGTAACGCAACACGAATAATCGTTGCCAATGCTTACATCGAAGAGCAGTTTATTGGGGTGGTGAAGTGGCTGTTTGTCTCGCCGACAATTGAGCTATTGATTGACGGAGCGTGGGTGAGCGCAACCATTGCCGACGGTAATTATGTTATCCGCAAGGGTAAGGGAGGCAGCATAATTGTTGACGTACAATTCAATTTGAGCGAATTCCAAACGATTAAGCGATGATTATCCGAATTAACGATAGGGCGATAGACATTGACGATAAGACGGCAATTGGCATTAGTGTTGCCACATATGACCTTGCAAATCCTGCACGGCCACTGGTTAGTGTGTCGAATAACTTCTCAATTCCAAAGACAGCTAACAACCTTGCTGCTATTGGCTTTGCTGGCAGCGCTTATTATTTCAGTTCCCTACCTTATGAGCCGATGCTTGTTACTATCTATGATAAGCATGAGATAATCGTCAGGAACGCAAAGGCAAGGGTTGAGGCAATAAACGACCGAATTGAGCTGCTTATATATCAGAAGGATAGTTTCTGGGACGAAATAAAGACGCTGAAGCTTAAGGATATTGCAGCTGAATTATTGGATTGGCTAAAGACAAAGCACAATGTCAACACAGCCAGCAATAAATTTACTGGCAGCTTCACATCATTTCTATCGAAATATGCCGATGCGACTTCCGGCGTTATCTTACCTTATACGATGTCGACACTTTACCCTGATGTTGAGGGTGTAGCAACACAGGTGTATAAGAAGCAAGGCGAGGAAGTTTACAGTGCGCATGCTTTTATCTGGCTTACAGATGTGTTTGCGTTCATCGCTGACAAATACAGCGTAAGCTTTAGCATGGGTGATGATTTTGGTGGAAATATCTTTAGCGACGAATACTTTTTGAGCGCTGTTGTTTTGCTTCCAAATATAATTATCCGAAATGATGGTGGCTATTACTTTGATGCTGCCGATGAGGCGCATACGATTAACAACATAAAGGATGCGGGTAAGGATATAACGCTATACTCGATAGTCGATGCAGCGATAAAGCTGTTCAATATTGTTATCGATTACGGTTACTTTGACGGTTATTATAAGTATCGTCTTTATCGTTTCGACAAAATAACCGATGAAGCGCCAATAATCGACTGGAGCGGTAAGATTTCCAAAATTACTGAGTTTCGGCCGATAATCGAGAATGTAAAACAATTGGCTGACATAACATACAAGGCAGTGCCAGACGGTTTCCCGGCCACCTATGCCGGAAAGCAAATTGTCTGCAAGAATAAGAATATCGATGCTGCCGGTAAACTCATTGAAATACCAGCGTTTGCCTTTGGTTTCGTTCGAGACGATTCGGCATATGTTCCTAACCTTAGCAGCGATGCGGCTTACTCGAATGTTGTCATTGCTGTAATGACCAATGCAAAGCTATCGGTATTATGCAAGCACGACACTGACCAAGCGAACGTTACATTTTCAATCCCGGCGCTGTATGACCTATCGAATGAATACAACTTGCTTGCTGCCGTGTACGAATACCCGCAAGTGTGGGCAATCGAGAAGTGGTTAACGTTGTCTGATGTGGCTAACTTTAGAAACTTTGCACAGTATTACGTAGATGTGCTTGGCGCAAGCTTCATTGTAAGCCGAATTGACGGATTTTCGCTAACAGCCAAAGCGCCTACAAAGATAACGCTGGTAAAGATTAGCGATGCAACGATAAAGACACCTACGCAAAGCAACTACTGGATAGACGGTGTCGGCAATATCTTTACCGATGGCACCGGGAATTACTTTGAATATTCAATCAACTGATTATGGCAGACAAAGAGAAACTGAAGATTTTAGAGCTAAACCTTGACGCCAACGCAATGCTTGAGGAAATCAAAGCGTTGAAGCAGCGCATTGCCGAGCTGAAGGAAGCGCAAAAGGAGGCAAAAGAAAGCGGAGGCGAGCTGTCGGACGAATATATAACCATCTCTAACGAACTTAAGGGCACGCAGGAGCAATTGCGGGGGACGGAAAACGTATTCAAAAAACTTCTTATTGCGCAGAAGGACACAATTGGCACTATCCAGAAGCTTGAAGCTGAGAATGCAAAGCTACGAGAGGAGCAAAAGAAGCTTAATCTTACTACAGAGGAAGGCAGAAAGCGCAACGAGGAAATAAACGCCAAGCTGAACGAGAACAACAAAATTATCTTTGATAATGCAGACAAACTAAAACAAAACAAAATGAGCGTCGGCGGTTATGTCGATGCCATGAAGGAAATGGGTTTGGGATTGCGTGACGTAACTCAAAGCTTTGGCCTATCCAGTAGTGCCGTAGACATGCTGAATGTAAAGATGTTGCGCTTTCTCATGTCGCCAATCGGATTACTGATTGCTGCAATAGCTGGAGCAGTAAAGCTTCTGGTTGATGCGCTTAAGAACTTCAAGCCCTTCATGGACTGGTTGGAACAATCGGCAGCAGCTGTAAGTGCTGCGCTGTCTGTGCTTAAGGATAGCGTTGTTGCATTGATTACAGGAGCTAAATCATTAGGGCAAGTCTTCAGGGGGTTAGGTAAAGACATGAAAGATGCGGCCGAATCAGCTGCGCAGCTTAAGAAAGAGCAACAAGATATCGAGGATGCGTGGGAAGTCATGGCAGTAAAGGAAAAGGAAGTAGGAAATGCAATTGACGAGCTGTTGCTGAAGTCGAAAAATCGCACTCTATCTGAGCAGCAGAGAATTGACTTGATGCAACAAGCACTTGACCTTGAAAAGAAAATGCACGAAGAGCGATTAGCGCTTGCGCAAGCCGATTACGACAACACGGTAAAGATGATTGCAACGAAGCATAAGCTTGATGTTGAGACGATAAAGCGAGGTGGCGCCGAGTACCTAAAGCAGATGCAAGACAAAAAGACCATCAACGACGAGGAAGTAAAAAACTTCATCGACAAGCAGATGAAATTGCTTGACATTGAGAACGAGAGCATAAAAATCAGGGAAAAGGTGCAGAACAGAATGGACGAGCTGGCCGACAAGGCGGCCGAGAAAGAAAGGCAGCGATATGAAGCAGAGAAAAAGCGCCGTGAAGAGCTTAAAAAAATGAAGCAGGAGGAGGCAGCAGCTGAAGAGAAGTTGACAAAACAGGCGGTTGAAAGGAAGCAGAAAGAAATTGACGAGTTGCTGAAGCAAATGCAGCTTGAAATCGAGCTATATAAGCGACAGCACAAGACACTTATAAGCGACAGGCAGGCAATGACTGCCGAGCAGCTGCAAGCGGAAAAAGATAGACTTGAGGCAATACATGCTCAGGAGCTGGGAGCGCTCGAGATGCAGCGCACGATGACCAACATGAAGGAGGAGGAATACCTGATAAAGAAATACGACCTTATCGATAGCTACAATGCGCAGATAGCAGAGCTTGAGAATCGCTATGCGATGCAGCAGCTGCAGGTTGAAGAAGAGAATTTTCAAAATCGACTTGCGCAATACAACGACAATGAAGCAAAGCATTTCGAACTTGTTCGCCAGGACCTTGAGCGGCGCCGACAGCTTGAGCTTGCAGCAGCGGAAAAAACAGGTGCCGACAAGACACTAATCGAAAAGAAATATGCCAAATTCCAGCGAGACGTTGCCGTACAGGAATTCAACGCCAAAATGGAGCTTGTAAGCAGCTTTGCCACGAACGTAGCTCGACTGTTCGGCAAAGCAACTATTGCAGGCAAGATGGCAGCAAGTGCACATACGGTTGTTGAGACAATCAAAGGCGCACAGTCAGCTTTTGCAGCTGCACAGGTTATTCCACCTCCGGGTGGGCAAATCGTTGGTGCAGCAAATGCAGCGCTGGTAATAGCAGCAGGAGCGAAAGCAGTAAGTGACATCTGGGCAACAAAGAGCGGATTGCCAGAAGATGGCGGAGGGGCTGGCAAATCATCTTTGAGTGCTACTGCGCCGACGGCAACAGCAGCAACACAAACGGCCGAAGCGATAAATCAGAATATAGCAGGGCAGACAGGAGCAGGGTTAGTCGCAAGGCAGACGGCAAATAATGTTGGCATGTCTATAACCGAACAACTGGCAAGAATCAACCTGCAACCGGTGCTTGTGATTGACGATGTAACGGCCAAACAGTCACAGATAAGCAAGCGAAGCGCAACGCAAGTGCTATAAGATTGATAACATTGATTTTGCGCATATAAATTTGTACAAAAATTATAGGCATGGACATACAGGTAAAAATCGAGGGCATTATTGGCGAGGAAGTAACGAGAATAACAGTAGCCAAGCAATTGCTAAGCTGGAAAGATGGTGATACAATTACGCTTCTTATCAATTCGCCCGGCGGTGAGGTTGACGAATCGTTTGCGATAATTGACTTGCTAAACGAATATAGGGCAAAGGCGCCGATGGTGTCGAAGAATACCGGCGATGTAATGAGCGCTGCAGTTGGGATTTTCCTTGTGCCAGATGAACGGTATTTCAACCCTGAGCTTGGCTCGTTCATGATTCACAACCCCTGGACAGAGACGGCCGGTAACGCAAGAGAGCTAATCGAGCGTGCAAAGGTGTTGAAGGACATCGAGAAGCGATTGATTGCCTTATATGCTTCACGGACGAACGCAAGCGCAGAGATTCTGAAGTCTTACATGGATTCGGAAATTTATATGGAAGCAGGCGACATTGAGGCATTGGGGTTCGCAAAGATAAGTAACGAGCAATTAATAGCGCAGAAACCTGCATGGAAGGCTGTGGCATTTATAAAAACAGATAAAAAAATGGAAAAAGAGAAATTGTCAAGTATTGAAAAGCTGGTAAAGATGTTGGCCAGCAAATTCAAAGTCAAAGCGATTGTACTTTCCGATGTGAACGGCAAGGAGCTTGACTTTGGCGACCTTACAGACCCGGCAGAAATAGTTATTGGCGTTACGGCGACGGTTGACGGGCAGCCGGCAAACGGGCAATACACTATTGAGCAGCTTGGGCAGGTACTTGTGTTTGAAAACGGTGTGCTGATTGATATCCAACCCTTGCCACAGCAGCAACAGCAGCAGCAAGGCGAAGGACAACAGCAGGCACAAGAGCAGCAACTGGAACAGCTTGCAACGATTATTACAGAGGCTTACGAAGAAAACAAAAAGTTGCGAGCAGAGGTAACGGAGCTAAGAAAGGAAATCGCAAAAATCAAGGCAGTGTACGTCGGGCAGAAATTCAACAACAACCCTGCCGGCGAGGCCAATGAACCTAAAAAAATTGTAAAGAAGTTTAACATTTAAAAAATCAAGACTATGGCAAGTATTATTGATTATAGCTTACTGACGCTTAACAGTGACGAGGCAAGAGAGACTTCTCAGGCAGTGTTTAAGCGTGCTTTTCTGTCGCCCGACCTGACGGAAGTGCACAATGTGCAGACTGGCGCCGATATGGACAGGTATATACCTATCTTTGGCCGTCTTGGCCTTGTTGGTAAAGCCGACCCTGGAGGTTGCAATGTTAACAGTATTATCGGTGGCATACCTGTAAGCCAGAAGCAATGGACACCGAAGCTGATAAGCGGCAGGATTGAGCATTGCGAAGCTGATATTCCTAAGCTGCTGAAGATGTGGAAGCAAAATCGCATCGCTGCAAATCTATGGGAAGGCATTGATAACGAGGCAGCTGCATTCGTTGAGGACCAGGCATTGACGTCGGTAAAGGAAAGCATTATCCGCATTACTGAATTTGCCGCAACAAATCACTCGCCCGTTGGCGACGCTACCGGCGACCAGAATTTGACCAGCGGAACGGATAAAACTTACTTCAATGTGCTTAACGGAATGTGGGCACAGATTGAAGCTGATGCAGCGCTTGCGCCGAATAACAAGATTTATCGTTACACGATTTCGGAAAATGCCGGTGCTAACAAAAATGCACAGCTGAACTTGGCAGCCGATGCTGCATTGAATGTATTTCGGGCATTGTATGGTAACATTCCTTCTCAGGCATTCGCAAGCGGTAACCTTGTAATTCAATGCACTCGCTCACTGTTTAACAACTGGGTTGACTATCTCGAAACCCAATCGCTTGGCTTCACACTTACCCGTGCTGAGCAAGGCAATGTTAGCCGCTGGAGTTATCGTGGCATTCCGATTGTCGTGCGTTATGATTGGGACGTCATAATCAGAACGTACTTCGACACAGGCACTACCTATTACCTGCCTCATCGTGCTATCCTTGCAGACATCAACACTATACCTATCGGCACTTCAGATGAAGAAAGCTTAACGAGGCTTGATAGCTTCTATGACCGGGTAAGCAAGAAGCACTTCATTGACTTTGCCTATAGAATTGACTGCAAGGTGCTCGATGAAGACCTTATCGCTGTTGCATTTTAAACGATAAAACTGAAAAACTATGGTAGCAGGAAGTTGTACAGACGGTATTTTTCAGGCGATTGTAAGCAATTGCACTACGGCACACACGGGAGGTTTAGAGACAACGGCATACGTTATTAATCGCCGTGATGCTTCGATTACCTTCTCGGCAACGTCGCCGAATGAGATTACTGGCATTACGCTTGCAACGGGCAAGAAGGCTTACAAAATTCAGGCATACAAGAAGGGCATTAACGCAGGGCATACGATTGTTGTGTCGGATAATCGACCTGACTTGTTTAGCCAGTACGTGTCATTCGAGGGCTTCGAAATGTCTGCCGATGCGATGCTTAATTTAACTGGCCTTAACGATGTTATCGTAGTCGTTGAGACAAAGGCAAAGACAGCAACCGGAGAGGGTGTGTTTCTGGCTTACGGCGTGAAGAACGGCCTATGGAAGACGGAGGACACGCAAGATTGGAATGCCGACGCTGGCAGTAGAAAGATTAAACTTCAGTCGCTTGGCGGTAACGAAGAACCTTACCCTGCATGGGTAGTCTTCTCTACAGACTACGCAACAACGAAGTCATTGCTTGAAGGCTTGACCACTTAAGGCAATGGAGGAGCACTATAATAAGATTAGAGAGCTTAGCGTTGATGAGGTGCTTGGCGACCCTGTGGCGCTTCGCTCTCTTCTTATATTAGCCAGTGCATTGCTTCTTGGCGGAGGGCAGCCGGCAATGTGCAATAGTTGTTTGCGTGATTATTATTTCCAGATAATAAATAACTTTGAAAAGTTAAATCAAAATTATCAGACAATGAAAAACAGAACTTGCAAACCCAAATGGGTTGGTATAAAGTATGTAAAGGGCGCATTATATGATAGTGCAACCATTACAGACGAGCAGGCACTATCGGCACTGGCCAATGGTTATCTTACCGAAGATGACTTTGAAGTATTACCGGAGCAGCCAAAGGACAAGGAAATTGAGCTTATAGACGAACAAACCGCAAAACCGAAAAGAACAAGTAAGAAATGAAGTTGTCAATTATCGACATCTGGACACGACTACGAGTAAAGCTAAACAAGACAATCGCAGCAGGCATTAGCAATGGTGTAATGCAATTCGGAGACAATAATGATTATCCGCAAGTAACAGAGCGGTTAATCAATGCGTCGGTTACAGCTCGCTCTTGCTCAAGGATATTACGGTCATTCATCGTCGGGAAAGGCTTCAACGAAGAGGTAAATAACATTGTTGTTGGCTATGATTTACGAGGGCGTGAGGTTACAGTAATGAAGCTGATGACGTTGCTTGCTGGCGACATTGCAAAGCATAATGGTTGCTACGTGCACGTTGCGCAGAACGTTTTAGGAGCGATTAAAGAGCTTACGTATGTACCGTTTAAAAATTGTCGGTTCGGCAAGGTTGACGACTTGGGCTACACGTCATATATTCACGTTTACGACAACTGGGAAAAGACAGCCAAGTTTGAGCGTGATAAGATACGTGTTTATCCGATTTATTCGCCTAACCTTACTGTATTTGCTAAACGTGTCGAGGCAGCTGGAGGTATTGAGCGATTTGGCGGGCAAATTGACTTCTTCTTTAACGAAGATGAGTATCTTTATCCGTTGTCGCAAATCGATAGTGTGTTTCACGATGTTGATGCAGAGTTTGGCGTTGGGCAGCTGCGTGACAATATCTTTCGCAATGGCATGTTGGAGAAGGTTATATTCAGGGTTTCGCCTCAACCAGACGACAGGGCCAGGGAGGAAATTAAGGAAGCGTTAAGGCAGCTTGTGTCTTCCGATGGCGACCCTGTAATGATTATCGAAGATGACGTTGACGAGACAGGGGTAATAACCGATAAGAATTTCAAAATCGACAAAATTCCAAACACAATTACGCCGGAAATATTTGAGAAATTGGAACCGCTGCTGGTTAATCGTATTCGCAAGGCATTTTTCGCCATTCCGCAGATACTTATCGAATATGACGAAAGCAAAATGGGCACAACGAGCGGCGAAGCGTTGACACAAGCTGTCAACTATTACAACGCAATAACGTCGGAGCTGCGGACAAACTTCCGGAATTGGATTGTCGGCTTGCTGCAGGAGTTCGATAACCCAACATTACAGGCAAATAATGACTGGACAATCAAACCATTACAGCTATGACGCCGATAGTAACACTGACCATACAACAATCAATTAAGCCAGTTGTTGTCGACGATGTTGACAAATTCGAACAACTATCATTTGAGGTGCAACAGTTTGAAGTGCGCAAATTATTGGGCGACGCATTATACAATGATATGCTCGATAATATCACAGATGCGAAGTATATAAAGCTAATCACTGGCGATAGTTGGACAGTTAACGGACGGAAATATGTACATAGCGGATTGCAAACAGTCATTGCATATATCAATTACAGTAAGTGGTTATATCGTTCGCAAGTAATTGAAAGCTATACAGGTGCCGTAATGCAGAAGTCTGACTATGCCGACCGTGCACAGGAAGGGTACATCAAACAATTATCCGATGAAGCACGGCAATATGCTATGGATGAGTGGGCAAAAATTGAGCAATACATAATCGACCATGCCGATGATTACCCTTATTATTGCACATCAGAGAGCCGTAAAACGACCAAACCAATCGTAACGACATTGAGGAGGTATTGACATGCCCAACAAAGAGTTATTCAATCAACCGCTGAAGACATCGCTGGAAGATAGCGACAGAATTGCAGTCGGTATTCCGGGCATAACCGGAGCATACAACATTGAATTTAGCCGATTTCGGATAAATTACGGCTTATCAACACTGTTTCGGGCGAGAAACTCAACCAACATCGTTTGTGTGATAGAAGCAAATTCTAAGCTTCTATCGATTGACGTTCGCAACAATTCGATTAATCCTGTAACCATTACTATTACAAGCACGGACAGCGAGTTCAATTTTGGAAGCTTTGACGTCGGAGCAAATTCGACGTTCGAGCTCGTGGTAAATAGAAACAAAATCAACGGCTACACACTTACAATCACGGCGACGCAATATATTGACGTCAATATATTCTATCTTAAAAACATATGGCAATGAGAGCGAGAATAACATTATTACTTATATTTATTGGCTTGTCGGCTTACGGACAGCGATACATTGCCGACAGTCTCTACCTTAAATCAGTTGGCAGCTACAATGGCAAGTGGTTAAGTGCACGCATGAGCTTTAGCGGAGGCATACAAGCGTCGGACACAATTACCCGAACGAAGATAATGACGAGGAATGCCACTGACAGTCTTTATCTTGTAAAGAAGGACACAATAGCACGGACGAAATTAATGACAAGGAAAGCTACCGACAGCCT